GTTTCTGTCATAAATTCATTAGTACCCATTTTATTAAATGAGACATTAGTGATATGACCAACAACCCGCTCTTTATTATGTTCTATATTAAGATATTTATTAAGAAAGCGCTTCGCAATCTTTGAGGCTGTAGCTCCAGAAATTCCATCCCCATTTGAATTAATCATATTGGGAACAGCCAAATTGAATGAAACGCCAAGCAAGTCAGGATTTTCCTCGAAATCGATTTTGGGAGAAAGCTTCTTAAGCTCGTCCAGAGACGCTTTGGAAACTTGAAATTTTTCGTGCCCAAATGGGTAACAAGCAAAAGATGTCAAGTCTAAAGTCGTTTTATACTTATAGGCCATAGGTTACTTTACAGCAGAATGGTAGAAAATAGCCGCAGAATATTCCTCTAGTGCATATTCTTCAGCAGTGTCCAAGATTTCTTGCATAGGCGAAAGCGTTTCAATATGGTCCATATCATTAAAACATTTCTGCAAATTAAAGACCCAATCTTTTCTATTGCTTGATGCAACAATTTTCTTGCATAGCTGAGTCACGCTTTCATTCTGTTGCTCGTTTAATTTTTCTACTTTGAATCTTTCCGCCGCAAAAGATACTGCGGATTTCATGAATGTATCGATCTCATATACTGTAGACTGAATATCTTTTCTTGAAGCTTTGGCGACTGCTGGTCTCCCAGCAGTGGAATTTGTAGGAGCGCCTGTTGGAGCGCCGACAAACTCCTCGATAACTGGAATGCCGCCAACGATTGGATTGTAATGGCCCTTTTTGCGCTGCTCGAAAAGAGCGTCTTGCGCGGGCGCGAGTTCGTCCGCGCTTGGCAACTTGCCAGTTCTAATAGATTCGATGCCTTGCTCTGGAGACAGAACTCCGATTTCGATCATTCTGCTGATCGTTCTCATATATTCTGTTTCATTCTTCAGGTCAATCTCAGTAAACTTTGCTGTTGGGTATGCGCGAAAGCCAAGATCTTTAGAGATCCTTACTATCTCTGGCTGAAGAATGTCATTTAAGAATGCGTTGCGAGATTCTTTGAGTCTCTCCATGAAGAAGCTGATTTTCGCATTTGCTCCGTTGTACTTTTCCTCTCCAAGCATAACATTCATCAATCCTTCTTTAATATCTCGATCTAATACTTTATATTTTTCCTCTCCGACAACTTTCTTAAGATCAGGAATAACAAATTCTGCTCTTGTAGTATAGTCAGAAACAAGAACACGCCCAACACTCTCATTCATGAAAAGGTTTTGCATGGCGGTCATGTTGGCGGGATTGATTCCGCCCTTGTCTGGGTCCGAGCCCATTGTGATAAGCAAAATAACATTCTCAACAGTGCGTGCGATAGCCTGATCAATTCTTTTTAATTCAATTTTAGCATTTACATCTTCCAAAACTGGATAACAAAACGGAATAGCAAAAGGCTCATAATCCTGCTTCTTGTAAAAAGAATAAGTTAAAAACTTTGGATCCAATTTAATCTTTAAGCCGTCTCTAAAGTATTGCTTGTTCTTAATTTTCTCTCTCGTATCTGGATCAAGACCGTTAAGAAGCTCAACGTCTGCATCGTCTTTTGGATTTTTTAGTCTTTCCAACTCATACTCAGAAAGAATTTTTTCGTACACAGCATCTGCGAAAGAGCTAGAGATGGTAGTTACGATCTCATAAGGATTGAGCAGAATATAGCGGAGAGGAACCTTGTTATTCTTTATTCCATTTTCGCTGAAACCAGAAAGAAGCTTGAAATCTTCCGCATTAAACTTGCCGTCGATTCTGTAATAAAAAATATTACCGCTTCTGTAATACTCACGGAAGTACTGGTCTTTCAGTTTCCAAAGCTTGATCTTTTCAAACCATTTGTAAAAGAACTCTCTGCTTCTTTCAGTGCCGCCTTCTAAATAAATATCAGTATTGGCAAACTCTGTTTGGATATCAATTGTGTTTCTGACAATAGCGACATTAGCGTATGCCTTCTGGCACAGCATAATTGCATCTCTTACGTCAATGCCGTCTTTTGAATAATCGAAAGGTAAGAGCCCTTGGCTAAGAACAGTATATCTGCCAGCTAAAACATCAGTGCCGTTTCTTGGAACTCTTGTATTGGTGCCCCCGCCAGAACTAGCTCTTGAGGCTTGAGAAATCTCTTTGTAAAACGGCTCGCCAATAAGTTTTGGCTCTGCGGTGGCATTGGAAAACTGAATTGGGGCTGAATCCTTCTTTCTGTTCCAATAGTCAGATTTTTTATTATATTGGCGCGGCATCTTTTATAGTAAAGATTACACCAAAAGTATCAAAAGTAACTTAAAAGTACTTTGTTACCGAGCGAAAAATGGGGTAAAAGTACTTTGAACAGATTCAACCTTAGTTTCCATCATATCAAGATATATTTTAGTCATCCAATTGCCTAAAACTAGGCAAGAGTAAGAGTCTTTCCTTGTTTTCTCTGCGCCACTTTGTTTTTTAAGCTCTACTGGCAAGTCGAAACTTTGATGCCCATTGGCAGTCGTTGTCGGCATAATCAAAGAGCATTGAGCCTTTACAAGCTCAATAAGATCAGCTTGGTGATCTACAAAATCTACCATTTTAGCTTCCGCTCCCTGCCCATCTTCTTGATCTCTAAAGAATTTTAAATTTTTAATAGGTATAGATTTAGATTTCTGAGCGGTAAAGTCATTATCGATAGCCTCTGCGGCAAAGAGAATCTTTCTATGGTCAAAATTAGACTGAAGCAATTCATTGGCGTATCTTATCCAGCCACTCGTAGGAACTCGCAGATAGCAAATTTTATTTGTGCTCTTGTTGTAAGAGTTTCTAGCTTTTCGCATCTCGTCTTGATAAGTTTCCGGTGAATCAAAATCACCTTCGAAGATTTTTATGTTAAGTTTTGCTTCTTTAAACAAATCGCTTTCATTAGCAGCGTTTATAAATTGCAATCCGCCGTTGTAGTCGCCGCACATCGCAACAACATTGAAGTTGGTCAAAAGATAATGTAGATATTCTATATGTTTTCGTAAGTTAGTTCCTGAAACTGCATAGTTATGAACTAAAATTCCCTTTCTGCTGCCTTTATCTAGCTTGATCAAATTCATTGCAAAGTCGTCAGAAGAATCTGTTTCGGCCCAAGATGGGTCGAAGCTTAAAATGTATTCGGCGTTCTTTTCGCCTGCCAGTTCAATGCATTGCCCTTCGCCAGCTTTGATTGTGCATTCGTGCATCTTGCTGAGTTTGAAGTAACCAGAAGAATCATCTACAAACTGAGAGCCGAACTCGCGCTTAAATTGCGATTCCGACATTGTTGACTTTGCTTGAGTCAACAAACTTTCGTCATACAAACCATGAGGAGCAACGTCATATGAAAAGTGAAGAACTGCTCTTGTTGAGTTTCCTTTGCCATCTTTTTCTGGAGTAATTATTAAGTTTTCGTACTGCTTGTAAAGCTTGTACATATATTCAAACTGATAAGACGCAGACGACAGAACAATAATTTTGTTATTGGGCCATTTAAACCTATCCTCTTCTGTCATTTCTCCTCTCTTGATTAGTTCCGTCTCTAAATCATAAACTTGCTTTCTCTCTGTTGGGTTCTGCACAACAGATAAGAACGGAATAATAACCTCATTAAAGATTCTTTCTGGCATTAGCAAGAATTCGTCAATCATCATTCTGTGAAAGCGAAAGCCACGAAGCTTTTCGCCATCTCCAAGAGGCAAGCACGTAATTTTACTTCTGCCTATTTCCATCGTCCATTCATCTGAGCTTTTTGTAACTTTGGTGATGCACTGTTTTAAAAATACCGCTTGCGGCTTTTCGGCAATTTCTTCAATTTTTTTGAAAATCATTTTTGCCTGACGGAACGTTTTACTTACAATGCCAACGTGAACGCCTTGGTTTAATATTGCGTCAAGCGATGCAAAAACAGCGCAAGTAAAGCTCTTGGATAATCCACGGCTCCAGACCATCATAGAATAGTCTGTCTCAAACATTGTTTTAATAGCCAAATGCTGAAATGGGAAAAGCTTAACACCGCAAATCATCTCAGAAGAGAATGAGATGTTGCTTCGAAGAAACTTGTAGAGTAGAATTTTCGCCTCCCTCTCTTCTAAGAACCCTTTCTTAGACAATATTTCTTCGTTTACTTTGCGAAAATATGCTTTTCTTTTTTGATTTCCTTCGATCCAAGCCATGATTGATCCTTGTCTAAAAAGTATTGAATGTCTACGTCCCAAAGAACGCTTCCCATCGCAACTAATTTAGGAATTAAAGTTTCGCTGTTTGCCCTGTTGCCAGAAAATATAAATTGGCAATAGCCCGCAAACTCATGTTGCAACAATCTCATGTTATGATAAATAAATTTAAGATTTGCCTTATGAGGAGTAAAGTCGTTGTTGTTTTTTATCCGCTCAAGGGAAGACTCAACGACGACATACAAGTAAGACTCCATTTCTTTGCACCTTTGTATTTCGCGCCTAAATCTTTCTAAATTTTCTCCAACAAGAGTTCCTTTAAAATCAGATTCGGACTTTCGATCTACAAAAGCTTTTGTATAGTGCGCCCCACTTGCCGTGTAATCTCCGAAGTCCAACTTAACATTTCTTTGGTTTTTAAAACTTAATGGTTGCTGTTCTCTTGTATCTACAAAAATATTAACCTCAGAAAAATCTTCATAGAATTTTTTAGGCAAGCTTCTTCTGAACATTGGGTTTACTGCAATTTCATCGCAGACTTTAGAATATGAACCAAAGTGTTTCTTGTATATATCAATCGAAGGCATTTCACTAGTCTCAAGCTCTAAATGAAATGGAGCGTAGCTCAACTCTTTGTTCTTGACTCTATTCGCAAGCATTTTTTTAATATATTGCTTAACAACCTCTGGCGATTCTATTTCGCACCATCTTAAAAGCTGCTCTCTATTGTCAAAGTCTTTATCAAAATAAGATTCTTTATCTTTAAAAGCTAACAGAGTCCCAGTTAAAAGATTTTTCTTAGGGTGGTGCTTTCTGTAATAGTCTCCAAGCGAAAACTTGTGCTTCTTGATATGGGTGTGCAAAGCCCTTTCGCTTTTGAAGATGTTATTACATTCTAGGCACTTAGACTGCATCATTTAATGATATTCCCATGATGCGAGCTTTCCATTCCACCATAGATTCCATCTTTTGCGCCTCATCCATTACTAGCGATTTTTGCATTTCAGCAATTTTAATCATATTAGCGCGCTCTTCTTCATCTTGAAACAACTGAACAATAGAAAGGATCGACGCATTTTCTCTTTGTCTTGAGGAGATCCTTTCGCGTCTATCGCCCTGTAACTTTTTGATCAAACTTTCTACGCGACCTTCGCACTGGTGATACTCGCTGCTCTTGGCTTTGATAATTTCAGCCAAGCGAATGCTCATCTCATTCTGCTCTTGAGTTTCCTCAAACATCTTGTTCAGCTTGTCCAAGTGTCTGGACGTAGTTTCAAGATTAATGATTTCTTTGCAAACGTTCATGTACAAGTTGACCTCATCAGCAGTCAGGTCTGGCTTGTCCCAAGTCATTCTGATAAACTCTTGCTCGAAAATATTACGATCTTCGTGAGAAGTGTAGCAGTTTATAATCTTCTGAAATCTAGAGTTCGCCAAATTGATGGACAGTTTGTCCATGCATATTTTGTGATGCCTTGTTAGCCGTTCCTTGTCCAGCTTCTCTCCAGTTGCATCATTAATCTTATTGATAATACGCTCTGCTGAACGAGGCACTTGATATCTTACAAAAGCCGCATTATCTGATTCAGAGTTGTTTTCGCAGCCAGAGATTTTAATGTAGTTGCTTACCGTTCTATGTTCAGACCCCATTGCCGCAATTGACTTTCCGGGGTAAAGAAGTTCTGCGATTTTTAGTGAAGACGCGCCGTCTCTGGCTTGGTCCTCTATAAACTCCTGTTGCTGCTTGGTAAGAGGCAAGTCTCCAACTTTTTCGTACTTTGATGTCTTATATTCAATTTTATTTGAACCCAAAAAGGATCTAATAGCAACGCCCTGCTTTGTTCTCCCGTCTAATGCTTCATCATTAAAGAATTTGCGCGTGATGGTGTTTAAATCAGGGAATTGCTGGGCAAGCTCCTTGATTCTCTGACCCTCTTCGTCAGTAAATGTTATTTGGTTTTTATTGGTAGCCACCTAAAATATCCTCGCTTTGTAATATCTTAATTGCCACTGAGCGAAATAGCTTTTTAAGATTTTTGATTTGTTTGTATCCTGCCTTTTTACCCTTTTCGTTTGTTTTGTAGCCCATCTCTGCTGCGACTTTTTCTTCATCTGCGCCGTCGATATATAATCTAGAATATACTTTATATTGCTTGGGCGCTAAACGATGCTTCATTTCTTCGTGAAGCTTTTGTGCGCTGCCTAAAACATCAAAATTCAAATCGCGCATTCCCTGAACTGTCTCAGAGTGATTTTCTGTGGAGACGGCGAGCTTCACATCATAAGCACTCTTCTTTGTCTTTTCCCACTTTGAATACATTGGGCACTCAGAGCACTGGAGGCCACTAGGAGTTATTGAGCAAGCTGGCGGCTCATTACCTTGGTTGTATTTGCACGCCAAACAAGGGCGCACATAATTGGAATAATTATTCCGCAATAAATTTTTGATCTGATTGACCGTTATTCTTGAGATCCAAGGCTCAAGAGGGCGATCCTGCTTCCACATCTTCCATTTCTTGGAAATATGAAAACGAATAATCTGAGCAACATCATCATAATCCATCCAAGCAATTGCTTTTAATTGCCAGATATATCTATGTTTTTCAATTATTCTATCTATTACGTCCTGCTTGTCTTCGTATCTAATCTTGCGCCTCAGCTTTGGTTTTTCCATATTTAGTGGGTGACAAGCTTTCTATCCCACTTACTCTTTTAGACGCAAATTTCTTGACTGAGGCATTCTGAGGGTTGCGAGTCAAGTCTTCTAGATTAAAAGCCCTAAAACTTCCTTCAATTTCTACTTCCAAATCAAGCTTGTCCAACTGAGGAACCTCCTCAACATTGGAATGCTCGTCATCTTCATCTTGTTCCGTTTCTACCGCTCTAGCTTGAGGCTGCTTTTTTGCGACGCTTTGCGAAACTTTACTCCCCATTGAGCTTCCACATTTGGAGCAGAAGTTTGGGGCAAACCCAGCATATTCATGCTTACTTCCGCAATTACTACAGAACATTAAGGCCATTTTATTTCTTTTTATCTAAGTCGTTGACTTTGTCGTTGAGATTTTCCAGCTTTGTTAATATTTTAGTTATATCTCTTTGTATTTCAACCATCTTATCAGTATTAACTGGGGCTCCGTCATCGTCAACGATCTTAGATAAACGCCTTGAAATGCTTTTTACCTCATTATTTACGTAAGCCATTTGCTCGGCCTGCACTTTAATTTCTCTAGCAACTGGCAAAAAGTCTTCCTTTTTTACGTAAGTAGCGTTCAGATAAAATAAAACAGAAGCGA